GTAGTGTCTGCGGTGGAAGACACAGTGTATAAAGCTGTGAACTATGCACTACACCCAACCAAGAACATGATCATCTGGTCTGGTACCCCATTCAATGCTAAAGACCCATTGTACAAAGCAGTTGAATCTGGTGCTTGGAGTGTTAACGTATTTCCAGTATGTGAGCAATATCCATGTGCTGAAGAAGACTTCCGTGGAAGTTGGCCTGATCGGTTTACTTTTGCCTATGTCAAAGAGCAGTATGACAGTGCCATGTTGTCTGGAAAAGTGGAGACTTTCAACCAAGAACTAATGCTCCGGATTATGTCTGAAGAAGATCGCATGATTCAGGATAGTGACATTGGTTGGTATAAGTTGGACGCAGTACTTCGCAATAAGGGAAGGTTCAACTTCTATATTACGACTGACTTTGCTACGTCTATCAAACAGAAAGCTGACTTCTCTGTAATCAGTGTATGGGCCTATAACAATGTGGGTGACTGGCTCTGGGTCGACGGTATATGTAAACGTCAACTCATGGACGCCAACATCAATGACTTGTTTCGTTTGGCTCAGGTCTATAAACCACAGTCTGTGGGGGTGGAAGTCACTGGTCAACAAGGTGGCTTCATACAATGGATCCAGAATGAAATGATGGAACGTAATATTTACTTTCCTCTGACTTCAGACGGTAATGATTCAAAACCAGGTGTACGGCCCAATACTAATAAGTTGGTTCGATTCAACATCATGGTCCCCATGTTCAAAGCACATAAGGTATTTTTCCCTATCGAGCGTAAAACTGAAGCGCCGATGCAGGAATGTATTAATGAATTGAGCTTGGCTTCTGTATCTGGATTCCGTAGTAAGCACGATGACTTCATTGATACCATTTCCATGCTGTCTTCCCTTACTCCTTGGAAACCCTCAGAGGAAGCCCCCATGGAGAAATCTGAGAGTGGTGGTCTCTGGGAACTAGATGTTGATCCAGCCCCTGGTAATCGCATGTCCTCGTATATTGTCTAAGGATTATTAATGAAATTATCTGAAGTATTTTCCCAACTCACCCATGGTGAATTGTCACAACTCAATTTAGGTGGGGCTGACTCGGGTGCTATTAATGCATCCAACTACCCAAATGTCATATCCCATGTAAACCTTGGATTGACCACTCTGTACAAACGCTTTCCATTGAAGGAAGGTAGGGTGTCCTTTACTTTACAGGCTGGACGTACCACTTATCCCATTGATACCGATGATGATGTTTTATTCATTGAGACTGCCAGCTCTCCTGAATTTGCAGATGACATTCTTAAGATTGAGAAGGTTCTTACTTTAGATGAATTCGAATTATCTCTGAATGACTCTTCAAATATCTACTCATGTTTTACACCAAGTGCGACTGTACTTCGTGTACCAGCTGCCATAGCAGAGCAATCCCCGAATTTACCGGGTGAATTGCTTACTCCTTCGTTGACATTGGTGTACAGGGCTAATCATCCTATCCTGGTAGTTAAATCAGGATTTAATCCTGCGCGGGTGTCTATTGAACTCCCATATACACACCTAGAACCATTACTCTACTTCATTGCTAGTCGGGTAAATAACCCAATAGGTATGACTAATGAGTTCCATGCAGGTAATAGCTATGCAGCTAAGTTTGAACAAGCTTGTGCATTGATTGAACAAAAGAATTTGGTAGTCGACCAAGGTAGTCAGAATACTAGATTACATAAGAATGGGTGGATCTGAGGAATATTAAGCAAGCTTCCCCTACTATTACGGTGTAACTACCGTAGATACACTGTAATATGTAGTATATTCTCAAGATACACAGATGGAGCCTCACCCAAATATGGATGAACAAAATCAAACACCAGCGGAACAGCTTAAAGTCCTAACTAATTGGAAGAAAGCCCCTACTCTTGTAGAGTTGAAGCAGGATTTGCAGGATGCTACCCCTATACATACTACCCAAACTGGCAAAATCAAGGTTTGGCTAGATAACCTTAATGTTACTGGGAAAGCTGTAGTTAACTCTGGCCCTGGTAACTCTAAGATCGTACCAAAGCTGATTAGAAAACAGGCAGAGTGGCGTTATGGTGCACTAAGTGACCCATTCCTAAGTACTGATGATATATACAATGTCAAACCAGTCACTTGGGAGGATCGTGAGGCAGCTAAACAAAATCAGATGATGCTGAATCACCAATTCAATAACCAGATCGACAAGATTCGCTTCATTGATGAGTATGTCCGTACCGCTGTTGATGAGGGTACAGTCATTGTGCGTACTGGTTGGGAGTTCACTGAAGAAGACTTCATTGATCAAGTAGCAATTGTGGAATTCCGAGTGAATCCTGAAGTTGCCCCATTACATGAGTACTTGCAGAAGTTACAAGAAGAGTCACCTAGTCAATTTGACACCGATGTACCTGATGAGCTCAAGCAAGCGCATGAAATGTCCAAAGAACAGGGCATACCCATTGAGGCTGTTGTTACTGGTTACGAAGAGGTACCCTCTCAACGTACTGTCATTAACAGACCCACTGTAGAAATATGCGATTACCGTAATGTGGTGTTTGACCCCACCTGCATGGGTGATATCTCTAAAGCAGGCTTCGCTATATACAGCTTTGAGACTTCGTTATCAGTACTCAATAAAGACCCCAAGTATAAGAATCTGGGACATATTTCTACATCTGGTAGTTCTATCCTAAGTGAACCTGACCATGCTACATCTGATGGCTCCAAGAACTTTAACTTCAGTGACAAGCCACGAAAGAAATTCGTTGTGCATGAGTACTGGGGCTTCCGAGATATTGATGGTTCAGGTTTAGTTAAACCTATCGTATGTTCTTGGGTTGGTGATGTTCTTATCAGAATGGAAGAGAACCCTTTTCCAGATAAGTCTTTACCTTTCGTTATAGCGCACTACCTACCAGTACGTAAGAGTATGTACGGCGAACCCGATGGTGCCTTGTTGGAAGATAACCAGAAGATTGCTGGGGCAGTGACTAGAGGCATGATTGACATCATGGGTAAGTCTGCCAATGGTCAGACTGGTATTCGTAAGGATGCCTTGGATATCACCAATAGGCGTAAGTTTGATAAGGGATTGGATTATGAATTCAATGCCAATGTGGATCCCCGTCAAGGTATCTATATGCACACCTTCCCTGAGATTCCTCAGTCAGCCCAGTACATGCTTAACCTTCAGAACATGGAAGCCGAATCACTCACAGGTGTGAAGTCTTTCAGCAATGGTGTATCTGGACAGAGCCTGGGTGCTGTAGCTGCTGGTGTACGTGGGGCATTAGATGCTGCATCCAAACGTGAGCTCGGTATCCTGCGCCGGCTAAGTGCTGGTATTGTTAGTATTGGTCGTAAATTTATCAGCATGAATTCTGAGTTTCTTTCAGAAGAAGAAATAATCCGTGTGACCAACGAAGAATTTGTAAAGATTCGTCGTGATGATTTGGCTGGTAGCTTTGACCTTACGTTGTCTATTTCTACTGCAGAAGAAGATAACAACAAAGCCGAGGAACTAGCCTTCATGCTGCAAACAACTGGTCCTAATATGGATCCTGGTTTAAGCAAGATGATCTTGGGTGATATCGCTATTCTTCGTAAGATGCCTGATCTGGCCAAGAAGATACAGGCGTATGAGCCACAACCTGACCCTATGGCTATAAAGAGAGCTGAACTAGAGATTGCTTTACTAGAAGCACAAGTTGCTACAGAACAAGCTAAGGCTCAGGAGCATATGGCAATTGCCCAATTGAATGGGGCTAAGGTAGGTACTGAAGGTGCTAAAACCAATCATCTCAAGTCAGATACTGACCTTAAGAATCTAGACTTTGTTGAACAAGAGTCTGGTGTTAAACAGGAACGTGATCTACAAAAGAGTGGGGAACAGGCACGTAGTCAAGCACAACTAAAAGTACTTGATAGAGAGTATCAACGAGAAGACAATAAGAATGACCTATTAAAGGAGTACGTTAAAGGATCAATGAAGAGTAAAAGTAACTAGCATGTTGTAACACATTGGTATACTCTATACATCTATATTAACTGAAGAAAGAAATAATTACCCCATTATGGACAACTCTAAAGAAATTCAAGACATCGAACTAAACATCAAGCAAGCTCAAGTGCTGGTGGACACCGGTAATGCTTGGAACGTCTACGTTCTAACCGCGATTTCAAAATGATCATTAGTGAAGGTTACTTCGAGAAAGAAGCTATACGTCTGGTTCACCTTAAAGGTGACCCTAGTATGCAATCCGCTGAGTATCAAGTAAATATTGTTAAACAGATGGATGCTATCAGTGCTCTTAATCAGTACTTTCAAACGGTGTTTCATCGCGCATCTCTAGCTGAGAAGGCTATTGAGTCTGACGAAGAAGCTCGTAATGAAATCTTGGCAGAGGAAGATCAATAATGGCGGTTGAAAACGAAGTACAAAAAGATGAGCAGTCATACCTGAGTATGTCTGATGAGGACATCGGCAAGGTGGATATCGGAGCCTTGAGCCTTCAGGCTCAAGAAGCTCCGGTAAACGCCGACGACGATGAACCAGTTGATGATGTTGATGAGAAAGAGCCACAAAAAGAAAAGGAAGAGATTCCTGAAGTTGTTCCTGAAACCGTAGAGGATAAAGAACCTACTGATCCAGTTATCAAAGATGCTGATATTGATAATGAGGTAGATAAGGATAAGACTGACCCAGTTATCGAGCCTGTCGTAGATATTGACTACAAGGCTGAGTATGAGAAGCTTATAGCCCCATTCAAGGCTAATGGTCGTGACATGACTGTTACCAATGCAGAAGATGCTCGTGCTCTTATGCAGATGGGTGCCAACTACAACAAGAAGATGGCGGCACTCAAGCCTAACTTGAAAATGATGAAGCTGTTGGAAAACAACGGTTTGTTGGATGAAGCTAAACTGAGTTACTTGATTGACCTGGATAAGAAAGACCCAGCAGCAATCACTAGACTTATTAAAGAAAGTGGTATTGATCCCCTGGATTTGCCTACAGATTCAAAGGATGAATACGTACCAAAGAAGCATACGGTCGACGAAGTTGAGATGGAACTGGACGCGGTGCTGGATGAACTCCAGGACACACCTACGTACTCCCGTACTTTAAACGTCGTTAGTCAACAATGGGATGCATCAAGCAAACAAACTATAGCTAATGCACCTCAGATTTTGAAAGTCATTAATGACCACATGCAAAGTGGGATTTATGACCAAGTTCATGCTGAGATGGAAAGCGAACGTATGTTTGGGCGTCTTAAAGGTTTGTCAGACATCGAAGCCTATCGGCAAGTTGGTGATGCAATACAGGCACGTGGTGGGTTTGATCACTTGGGGCACCAAGGACAACAAGCTACCAAACCAGTAATTGTAACTCCGAAACCCAAAGTGGCAGACAATGACAAATTGAAAGATAAAAGACGAGCTGCAAGCTCAACCAAACCAGCTGTATCTTCAGGAGTTGCAGAGTTTAATCCTCTGGCATTATCTGATGAAGAATTCAGCAAACAAGTAAATGGTAAGTACCTTTAATTTATGGAGTAAGACACTATGAGTATTCAATTTAATAAACCCCCTAGCATTCCGAGTGATGTCGGTCCCCAAATCACTAATGAGTTTTATCAGAAACAAGCTCTGATTGAAATTCGTAAGGAACAGTACTTTACGCAGTTGGCTGATGTGACCTCTATGCCCAAGAATATGGGTAAGACGATCAAACGCTATCATTATCTGCCCATGCTG